GCGCTGATGGAATATGCGAACAGGCGAAATATCAGTCTCGACCAGGCCAAGGCGGAACTCGCGAAGACGGCGATGACTTTGCAGGCGCAACGGGAGTTGAACGCGGCCGACAACGCGATCGATCTGCACAAGCACCGCAATCCGCAGCCGAAGCCACAGCCGCCGCGTGGCGCCAGGCCGCCGATTCAGGTGCCGGGGCGGGCAGGTAATGGCAGGGCGTTCGAACAAGGACCGGCGCAATAGCCGACTTCACCCTCAGCGAGCACGACAAGGCCCAAGGCCTCTGGTTGCGGCTGAAAGCCCATTTCGAGGACCGGCTTGCCGACGCACGCCACCGCAATGACCGCGTGCAGTCCGAGCACGAAACCGCAGCAATACGCGGCGAAATTCGATGCCTCAAGCAACTCATACGGCTTGGGGCTGACCGGCCGATGACCGGCGAAGACGACCAGCCACCGTAAGGCGCCTGGGTAACGGAGCAACCCCACCATGGCTGACGAAAAACCCGACGACGTTGCGGTCGACGACGCGCAGGAAAATGCCGACTTCTCTGGCGGCTTCACGGGCGCCGAAGGCAAACCAGCAGAAAAGCCAACCGGCAAACCGGACAAGCCCGCGCCCGCGGAAACCCTACGGGCAGAGGCGACGCCGGAAAAGTTCGTCCAGATCAGCGAAAAAGACTGGGCTGATGTCATGGCCGCCGCCGCCCGGACGGCAAGCTATGACCAGCAGTTCAGCCGCGCGTTCGGCACCATCGGAAATCTCCAGAAGCTGCTGAACGAGCAGAAAGCTGCCGGGCAACCCGCCGCTGCCGCTGCGACCGCCCGCAAGATCGAGATCCCGAAAGAAGCGTTCGCCGCGATGGAACGCGACTTCCCGGAACTCGCCCAACAGACCCGCGCGGCGCTCGAGGCCGCGCTTTCGGGCTTACCCGGACCCGGCGCCAATGACGCCGATGACAGCAAGATGGAGGAGCGGCTCGCGGCCTTTCACGCCAAGCGCGAGGTCAAAGCATTGGCCGATGAATGGCCGGACTGGCGGGAGATCGTGGGCGCGGTCGATGTGACGCGCGAGGCGCCCGACCCCAATAACCCGTTCCGGAAATGGCTGGGCGGCAAGGACGTCGCCTATCAGAATCGGATCAACGGCTCGGAATCGGCCCAGGTAATCGGCCGGGCCATCCGGCTGTTCCAAAACGAAACCAAAGCTGCACCGGCGAAGGTGAACGGGACGCCACGCGATGCCGCGCGAGCCGAGCGGATTCGGGGAGCAGTCCAACCGCGAGGTGACAACGCAGGCGCTGCCGCCGGCAAAACCGACGACGAAGAATTCGAGGCCGGCTTTCGCTCAAGATGACGAAGCTACTGCATCGGCCCCGTAGTTGTGGCGCTCGCTACGTGATGTTGGACGTCGCGAGCTAACTCCTCTCCGGTCCACCCGGCATCTGCCAGCACATGGGTGATGTTCACCCAAAGGCTGTAGAGCACGCCGATGCTGTCCACGTCGTCGGGAGTATCCTCTAAAACAGCAGTGAGGTGCTGATCGGCTAGCTCGTTCTGGAGATCGAATTCGGCTTGTTCCTGCGTTGTGATTTCGATCATCGGGCGGTTCCTTGTTTGCGTAACGGGGTGAGCCACTCGCTCTCGGGCCATCCGTTCTTTCTGCGGTTGAGCACCAACTTGTAGGACATGCCGGTCTCGCGGCAGGCATCGGCAACCGACATCCGCTTCCCGTTCAGATCGACAAAAACAATGGCGCGTTTCCGAGAGCCAGCAAGCTGGGCTTCCTTCCATTCGGGGGTCTCTGTCACACGGCGCACTGAGGCGGCTTGGTATTTCTTCCACTCTGCGTTGCTGGATCGTTTGGCCATAGCCGCCGCGTGCGCGGCAGGCCACGCCGGATCGGGCGATCGCTTGGCTATGCCTGCAAGGTAGCTCTTTCGGTATTCCGGGTCAGCGTGGACTGTTTGCATGGCCGCACCCTGGTTCTCAATCCACTTCGGATCGGAAGATCTGATACATGCGGCGGCTTTGTTTGACTCATGCCACGCCGGATCGGCCAATCGCTTGGCAGCGCCTACGGTCTGGTTCGCGCGCCACTCGGGACTAGCGGACCTCAGACGGACGGCCGCGAGATTGTTCGCGCGCCATTCCGTGCCTGCACTGCGATGAAGCGCGGCCTCGGATGTGCTACCCTGCCCGCCCGCCCACAGGTTCATGCAAAGCGGGTCGTCCATCACAACGGCCCAGGTGATCATTTCCGCCTCGGCAGCAAATACCTCGGCCGAACTCGGGTAGAACGCGACAACCTCACGTTTTAGCCGCTCTCGCGCTGGGTGCTGCCTAACCCAGTTCCCTGATCCAAGGTATCGATCGGACAATGGTTGGTTCTTGGTGGATCGCTTCCCGCCATACCACTCTCCCGTTTCTGGGTCCGTGGTCACGTAGACGAAATGCCAATGCCCGGAGGGGCTAGGTAATGGTATGCTGATTTCAGCCATATCGAGGTCGCTCTCGTTGTGGTTAGGGTCAACGCCAGTGCGGAAACACTGACGTTGATCCGATCTATACACTAATCGGCTTAAAATGGCAACGACCTTGACGCGCTTGGGTGCGGTGGGGCCTGCGACTGTCGCCTTTGTGACGACGGTTTCTTGGACAACAAACCTCAACTTCCACCAACACCCAAAGGATACTATACTATGTCTGTTCAGTCGTTTAACCTCACACCGGGCAGGATAAATAAGTTTAAGGGTGAAATACTCGCACACGCGGTGCCGATGGAAGTATTGGGTAAGACCGGACGGCAGATACCCATGCCCAGAAATAATTCGGACACTTATGTAGCTAGGAGATGGCTGCCCTATGGTGCCACTGCAAGCACCGCGTCGAGCCAGAACCAGTTCTTTCAGAACGGCACGGGCGACAGAGGCAATATCGTCACGCAGGCGCATCAGATCCAGGAAGGAGTAACCCCTGCTCCCGACAGTATCGTTCCGATGGATATTACGGTTGTCGTTCAACAGTTCGGCTGTTTATATGGTTTCACTGACAAAACCTTTGACTTGTACGAAGATGATATTCCCAAAGCCATGATTGAGCAGATCGGCGAGCGGGTGACCTTCGTCAACGAAATGATCATCTGGGGTGCGCTCAGGGGTTGCACGAACGCCTATTACGGCGGTGCCGGAACATCGATTGCCACCGTCAATGGCGGGATGACGCTCGGAATGATCCGCAAGATCTCCAAGAACCTGCAAGCGAACCACGGCAAGCCGGTGAACAAGGTCTTGAAGGCGAGCCCGAACTTCGCGACCGATCCCGTCGCCGAGGGCTACACGGTGTATTGCCACACCGATCTTGAACCCGACATCCGCGACCTGCCCAACTTCGTGCCGGCCGAGGCCTATGCATCCGGGACGCCGCTCGCGAACGAAATCGGCAAATGCGAGCGGTTCAGGTTCATTACCTCGCCGGATCTTCCCTCGATCCAGGACGGCGGAGCGGCAATTGGCGCAACCGGGCTGTATTCGACCACCGGCACCTCGATCGACGTGTATCCGTTCATCGTGACCGCCCAAGACGCCTGGGGCCAGATCGCGCTGCGCGGCAAGGACTCGTTGAGCCCGACATTCCTGCCGCCCGGTGAGAAGTCCAAGAGCGATCCGCTCGGCCAGCGTGGCTATGCGGGTACTGCTTGGTGGAAGGCAGTAATGATCGAAAATGCCGGCTGGATGGCTGTTGGTTTCGTTGGTTCCAAGGTCCTCGTTTAGTATCATCAAGTAAAGGAGAACTCCAATGCTTGATACGATGACAAGATGTCTTGCCGGCGTTACCGAGGTCCGGTTTCGCAATGCGCTGCGCAAGATACTGCGGCCTTTGGTCGACCGGTATTCGTCCCAGCCGCTGACCTCCGCCGGGCTGGTGATCAGCGCCGGCGCGGCGGCCACGGCGAAGATCGGCGCGGCGGATTTCTATGCCGTAGCGTCCGGTGTTCTCGTCAAGGTCGCCGCCGCAACGGTGTTGCCGGCGCTGACCGGGATCGTCATCACCGCGGCGTTTTTCAACGTGGTCTGCTTCTACGTCGATAGCGCCGCCGTTGTCACGGTCGCCGCCGGCACCCAGGCCGCGACGGTCGGCGGGGTGGTGTTTCCGCAACCGCCGGACAGCAAGGCGCTGATCGGGTTTCTGATCATCACCAACGCCTCGACGTTCACCGGCGGCACCACAGCACTTGATACCGCCACCACCGTTTATGTCAGCCCGCTGGGTCCATTCGATCCCACCGTGCTGGTCTAGGAGAAGCAAGAATGGCCTACAACACTGACTTTGACCCCAGCGTCACGATGAACCTGGTGAATGCCGTTGCCGTCGCCGGCACGACCTCGTCGTTCACTTCCACGGTGACGACGGCCGGGGTGATCAACGGCAAGTTCATGACCACGCTCGCCGCGCAAACCAACGCCGCGAGCCCAACCTTGGATGCGAACACCCTCCTGGCGTTCAACGCGCTGCAACCGAACCAGACCTGTGCGCTGGTGTTCGGGCAAAACCTCGCCGGGGTGCTCAAGCTGGCGCAAGGCCCGATCATCGGGACCGCAATCGGTGTCACCACCACGGTCGGCGCGCTGATCAACGAGCCGCAGTTTCCGGTGCTCCCGAACGACTTCTGCCCATTGGCCTATACCATCGTCCGCACGGCACCTTCCGCCGCCGCGTGGATACCTGGGACCGGGTCCTGGACGGCATCGGGCGTTAGTGCCTCGACGTTCCAGAACATCGCGCAGCTGCCCAACCGGCCGCAGGCAAGCTGACGGCGGGCCGCCATCGCGCGGCCTCGCCACTTTATTCCGGAGACACTGAATGGCACGCCAAGAGCTGCATTCCGACAAAATGCCGATCGAGCAAAAGCCGCCGATCGTCGATCCGTCCACCTATGACGGCGACGTGGTGCTGACGGAGCGCACGCACCAGCAGGACTATCTCGATGAGCTGGCTTTTATGCAGGAGCCCGTCACCATCAGAATCGAACCCTCCGCTGATAAAAATGCGGCTGGAGCCTATCCATGCTGGTGCAACGGAAAGCCGGCAGAAGTTTTCCAAAATGGCAAATGGGATGAGATAGGATATTTGCCCGTCGGGCGAATTTTGACTGTGCGGCGCTCGATTTTAGAAATCATCATACGCGCCAAAGTCGATACGATTCACACTAAAATCCAGGAAATGGACAGCGAGCGGCCGAACAACGTGGTGAATCGTTTCACGACGCCGGTCCACAGTTTTTCCATAATCGAGGACAAGAACCCGCGCGGGCCGGGTTGGGTCACAGAACTCCGCCGGCGTAACCTGTGAACTTCCTGGCCCTCTGCCAACGGGCAGCGGTCGAGTGTGGCGTCGCCAGCGGCAGCGCGATCCAGACCGCGTTGTCCACCGTCGTGGGCGCAACGGGCAGCGTCGGGCGCGTGGTGGGCTGGGTCCAGGACGCGTGGTCGGATGTTCAGATGGATCACGACGACTGGTCGTGGATGCGGTCAAGCAACCTTCTTGGCGGCGGTGTTTCGTTCCCCACCATCGCCGGCCAGGCCAGCTATCCGCTCGGCGCCGGCGCTGGCACGGTCGGCGTTGCGGTCGATGCGTTCGGCAAGTGGGACCGCGAGACGTTCCGCGCGTTCCCAACTGCGGTGGGGTTCCAGGGTGAGGATTATCTCGACGAAGTGCCGTTCGACACCTGGCGCGACAGCTATATGTTCGGCGCCCAGCGGTCGGTAAAGACGCGGCCGGTCGTCATTGCGGTCGGGCCGGATCAGTCGCTCAATCTCGGTCCGCCGCCGAATGGGCTCTACACCGTCACGGCGGATTACTTCGTCGCGCCCTCCGAGATGGTCGCTGACACCGACGTTCCGGTCGGCCTGCCGACGCGGTTCCACATGCTGATCGTCTATCAGGCGATGCAAAAATACGCCGGCTACGAAAGCGCGCCCGAGGTCATGCAACGCGGCGCATCGGAAAGCACCCGCATGTTGGCGCAGCTGATGGCACTACGGGCGCCGCGGATTGGCTTCAGCGGCGCGTTGGCATGATCCCGGTCATCAACCTGTTCGGGCCGTCGACGGTGCCTGGTGCGCCTGACCTTACCCCGGCGGCGATCAATGCTGCGGTGAACGCTGCTCTGGCGGCGCTCTCGGCGCAAACGACGGTGGCGGCGACCACCGGAACCACGGTCATCGCGCCGGCCGCTGCCAGCTCGGTTGTCGTTGCCATTTCCGCCAATACCACGCTGACGATCGGCACCGGGTATGCCGGCCAGATGTTGCGGGTTGAGATCAAGCAGGACGCCACCGGATCGCGCGTCGTTACGCTGGGCACCGGCATCGTGTTTGGCACCGACATCACCGCTTACACCGCGTCGACCGCTGCGAATGCGCGGGATCTGCTGCAATTCATCAACTCCGGCGGCACCACTTGGATGCTGGCCGCGGTCAGTCACGGATTTGGAGTTTAACGCAATGCGAGACGGACATTCGACCGCTGACCGCCTCATCGGGCAGATGGCAGCAAGCCGCGCGCCAGGCGATGTGGTGCGCGCCATCGGCCGCTTCACCGCGGTCTGCCGCGATGCCGCTGGCAACGTGCTGTGGGAAGACGAATTCCCCAACCTGCTGACCACGCTCGGCAAGAACCTCTTGCTCGATACCACGCTGGCGGGGTCGGCCTATACGGTCGTGGGGCCGTATATGGGGCTGATCAGCTCGACCTCATTCTCGGCGGTCGTGGCGGCCGATACGATGGCGTCGCACGCCGGGTGGTTGGAGGCCGGCACCACCAACGCCCCGACCTATTCCGCGCGGATCGTTTGCGCGTGGTCGGCAGCATCGGCTGGGGTCAAGGCGCTATCGGCGGCGCTGACCTTCACCATGACCGGCACTGGCACCGTGCAGGGCGCGTTCCTGGTGACCGGGAGCGGTGCCGTCGTCACCAACCTCAGCACGGCCGGCACGCTGTATGCGGGTGGGGTGCTTGGCACGCCACAGCCGGTGGTTTCCACCAACACGCTGGCGATGTCCTACTCGACGACGCTGACCTGAGAGACAGCTACGAAGCCCCGACGCAGCTACGGTTTTTAGGAGCATTCCATCATGTCGATGACACAAGAGGTCCAGGTCGCGAACCTCGCCAATCAGATCCTCAACCTGACCTCGGCGCTGGCGGGTATCCAGACACAGATCAACGCCGTCTCCGCGGCGTGGACCAACCTGTCGGCCGCCACCAAGCTGAACGCGTTCCCGACCGCGGCGGCGACCACGACGGGCGGCATCGGCACGGTGGACACATCGCCGGTGACCACCAATCCGATCAACACCGGCATCGCCCCGGGGAACGAGATCACCCGCGCCGTCAGTTCCACCACCCTCGCCGGGCTGCTGACCTATCTGCAAGGTGTCGCCTCGGCGATCGGCGGTTCGGCCGTCAGCGCCAACGGTGCGGCGGCGCAGCTTGTCGCGCTGACGCTGTAAGGACGCCGGCCGATGGCGAGCACGACACGCTGGATCATTGATAGCGCCTACACTGCGCCGACCTTCACCGCCGGCGATCTTAACTCGCTGGCGAGTGGCGGCGGCGCACTCGCGACCACTACGGTTGCCAATGCAACCAACCTCGACCAGTACGGCGACGTGTCGTTTGTGGTGACGGTTGGTGGGACGACGACGACCGGCAGCTACATCACGATCTTTCTGCTGCCGCTGAACCAGGACGCGACCACCTACGGCGACGGCTATGCCAGCAGCACCACAACCCAACCCGCCGCCGGCTATGCGGTGGGCAGCATCGGAGTCAAGGTCGGGGTGACCAGCGGCAACACGGTTACCGGGACGATCCCCTTCGTTAACCTGCCGCCGCGCACCTTCAAGCTGGCCTTTGGCAACAACCTGGGAGTCGCCCTCAGTGCGACGGCGGCGCTGACACTCAGTCTTTCCGCTTACAACACAAATCTGAACGTCTGAACCGTGGGATACCGCGGCGCATCAGGCATGGGTCCGCGGCTCAATCCGACGCTCGTTCCGACTGTTCCCGTAATGCTGGACCCCCTGCATCCGCTCGCGCAATCGCCGCAGATGGTTTACGTTCCCGGCAGCGCCCACAGTACCGATCTGGCCGGGCGGCAGCCCATCACCCAGTACAGTGCGTCGGGGCCGACTGCCGCTATCATCGTCACCGCCAGCGGTCCCGCGCTACTCGTAAACGGCAATAACATCCAGGTGCCGTTTGTTTCGGCGGGGAACCTGGCGTTCAACCCGATCACCTGCACTGTTGGACTGTGGTTCGCCAACGTTGGGCTGGCGCAGCAACAGACCATCGTGTCCAATACAAACGGCGCACAGTCGTTTCAGTTATACCTGGACGTCAGCGGCAAACTGAATGTCGACGTGGTCACCAGCAGCCCGCTTTCGCAGTGGACGCTGACGGCGGCAAAGACGATCAGCAACAACGTTTTTTACGACATCTGCGCGACCTATAACGGGTCGGCAATTCACCTGTATATCAACGGTGTTGAGGACGCGAATAGCCCGCTAGCGATAACGTCGGGAACCGGTGGCCTGCGGGCTGATCCGACCACATATTTTTGCATAGGCGATTCGGTGACCTCCGGACTGCCCGATCCCGCAGGCGCCCAAGCCTATCTGCTTGGGACCATTAGAGACGTAGGTCTTTTCAGCAGCATCTACACGGCAAGTCAGGCCGCGTGGCACGCCGCCGAACCGTTCGCCATGCTGCGCCCGATCGTGCGGCGGACTTACAGCGTCCCGGCGGCGACCGGCGCCTACACCGGCAGCATCAGCGACAGCGCAGCTTCCAGCACCAGCCAATCCGGGGTTATGGTGTCGGCCGGTAGCGTTGCCGATACCGCCGCGACATCTGACAGCTTCACCGAGACTGCAGCGTTCACCGGGTCGGTTACTGATACCGTCGCATCTTCGGATAGCCTCACCGGCCTGCCCAGCGGCAGCAACATGACGTCGGCCGGCACGTTCGGCGACACCGCGGCTTCCAGCGACAACTTCAGTGCGACATCTGCGTTCACTGGATCGGTTACCGATACCGCCGCATCGTCCGACAGCTTCACTGGCCTGGCGGCTGGCGCCTACACCGGCAGCCTGAGCGACACGGCGGCGTCGTCGGACGTATTCTCTGCCCTGGCGGCGTTCACTGCATCGATTGCTGATACCACCGCGACAGCCGGCAACTTCACCGGATCGGTGCCCGGCGCCTATACCGGCGGCCTGAGCGACGCCGCCGTAACCTCTGACGCTTATTCTTCCGTCGCCGCCTTCGTTGCGAGCATGGCCGACAGCGCGGTTACGTCGGGTGTTTTCGCAAAACCGTCGTCCGGGTCCGGCAACTTCTTTTTCGGGATGTAGGGGGCGCACTCGCATGAGCGCTACGATCAATTTGGTTGGGTCATCGACTACGCCGGGGACGCCTCCGCTGACGGCGCCGGTGGTCAATGTCGCGGTCAATGCTGCTTTGGCGGCCAACTATGCGACGGCCGCGGCGGAGACGGTGCGGGCGCTGGCCGCCGAAGGCCTGCTGGCACCGCTGGCCTCGCCGCCGTTCACGGGAGCGCCGTCGCTGCCGACCGGGACGATCGCGGTGACGCAGGCGCCGGGCAATGCGACCGCCGCGCCTGCCACGACGGCATTCGTCGGCGCGGCGGTAGCGGCGAGTGGTGTCACGACGTTCAATACACGCCTTGGGGCGGTCACCCTCGGCAGTGCCGATGTGACGACTGCGCTGGCCTTTACGCCGTACAACGCGACCAATCCGAGCGGCTATCAAACCGCGGCGCAGGTCACGACGACGCTGACGCCCTACGCGACTACGGCATCCGTGCCCGCCCTGGCGCCGGTGCAGAGCGTGGCGACGCGGACTGGCGCGGTCAGCTTGACCCATTCGGACCTGACGGACTGGGCGGCGGCCACGGCGAGCTTCGGCGGCAGTTTATTCATTCGATCCGCACGAACCTCGAACACCATTCTGGGAACCGCTGACAAAGGCACGCTGGTTGACATTACCAGCGGGACATTCGCGCAGACATTTACCGCGTCGGCGACGCTCGCCTCGGGGTGGTTCTGTTATCTCCGCAATTCCGGCACCGGGGCGATAACGCTGACCCCGAACGGGGCGGAAACGATCGACGGGCTGACAACCTTTGTGATGTATCCGCAGGAATGCCGGCTTGTGCAGTGCAGCGGCACGACGCTGACGTCGGTTGTGCTGCACCCTTTCTACCAGATTTACACGGCTTCTCTGGCGAGCGGCTTTGTCAAACCGCCAGGCTACGTGACGTTCGCCGGCCTGCTGTGGGGGGGCGCGAGCGGCGGCGGCAAGGCGGCAACCAGTAACTTCGCGCATGGCGGCGCTGGTGGGGTTTGTGTGCCGCTTATGCTCCTCGCTTCGGCCATGGCCGCGACAAACGACGTCACGATCGGGGCTGGCGGCACAGGCGCGTCTGTCAATGGCGACGGCACCGCGGGCGGCGACAGCAGCGTAGCGACCTATGTGACCGCGAAGGGCGCACCGGCCGGTGCTACGACTAGCTATGATCCCGTGGGGGTGCAGCAGACGGCAACTGCCGGCGTGACCATTATCTATAACGGCGGCATCCCCGGGGGGAACGGCGCACAGCCCGCTGCCACGCTTTACGGCGGCACCGCGGGCGGTGGTGTCTCCAGCGGCAACGTCGTAAGCGCGCCGGCGACAGCGTTCTATGGCGGCGCCGGGGGCGCGGCGGTCGTCGCGGCACCTGGATCAGCAGGATCGACGCCCGGGGGGGGCGGCGGCGCAACCCAAACCGGCGCCAACGCGGGCAATGGCGCAAGAGGCGAGTTGCGTATCTGGGGAGTGGTGTAATGCGCGCCGCTATCATCGCCGCGGGCGTCGTCGTCAACGTCATTGAGATCGTCGCCCTGACTGACTGGCCCGGTGCTGTGGCGGCTGGTGCAGCGGGTCCGGGGTGGCTGTACGACGGCACCAGCTTCACGCCGCCAGCGCCTCATGCGGTCGTCCCGGAGCAGGTCACCCGCTGGCAGGCGATGCAGCAGATGCTGGCCACGCCGAGCCAGGTTCATCCGGCCCCAGCAACGCTGCTGTCGGACGTGCAGGCGATCGTCGCCGCAACCGGCGGAGCGATGGCGCTGGCCTGGGCCAACCAACAGTATCTATACCGCAATGGCCCGTTCGTAACGCCCGCGCTGATGGCCCAGGTCGGGCTGGCCTCGGCCGATGTCGACGCGCTGTTCATTGCCGCCACTGCCTTGCCGCCATGAGCATACGGACCATCCTGATGGCCGGGGGTAGATCTGGCGCCCCATCCTGGGTCGCCGCTACTTTGCCGGCGTCCGCCTCCGGCTGGTCCGCCGTCGCCGGCGGCGGCAGCACTTTCGTCGTGGTCGGCGGGGGCGTATCGGCCGGAGCCGGCGCGGCGGCGGCCTTCAGCACCAATGGTGGAGTTACATGGACCGCGTCGACTTTACCAAGTGGCCAGAAATGGTCGTCCGTTGCCGGCAGTGGCAATAACTTCGTCGCGGTGGCCGCGTCCGGCGCGGCGGCGGCCTTCAGCACCGATGGTGGCGCGACCTGGACGGCGTCGACTTTGCCTGTCAACCAGACTTGGGAAGGCGTCGCCGGCAGCGGTAGCAATTTCGTCGCGGTGGGCGGCGGCACCAATCCCACCGACCCGTCTCCAACGGCGGCCTTCAGCACAAACGGTGGCGCGACCTGGACCGCGTCGACTTTGCCGAGCAGCCAGTGTTGGCGGGCGGTGGCCGGCAACGGCGGCAATTTCGTCGCGGTTTGTTGCGCCACCGGCTTTGCCAACAGCACCACAGCGGCCTTCAGCACCAACGGCGGCGCGACCTGGACCGCGTCGACTCTTCCAAGCCTCCGGACCTGGTCGTCCATTGCCGGAAGCGGTAGCAACTTCGTCGCCGTGCCGGGTGCCTCCGCCACCACAGCGGCAGCCTTCAGCACAAACAGCGGTGCCACCTGGACCGCGTCTACTCTGCCAAGTAGCCAGAGCTGGACCGCGGTCGGCGGCGGAGGCGGCGGCAACTTCGTCGCGGTGGGCGGCACCTCAGCGGCGGCGGCGTACAGCCCGACCGGCGGCGCCTCCTGGGCCGCGTCTACGTTACCCAGCAGCCAGAGCTGGTTAGGCGTCGCTGGAAACGGCCTCAACTTCGTAGCGGTCGCCCAGGGTGGCGCGGCGGCGCACGCGCCATGAACGCCATCCCGAAAAACGCCTGGCCGGCCGTCAAATACAGCCAGACCCAGCTGGGGTCCGGCACGAACGCGCAGGGCCAGGCGTTTCCCGGCGGCCTCGACCAAACCACGCCATCGCTACGCTTGCAGCCGGGGGCGCTGTCCGACGCGCTGAACTTCGAGGTCGCCCCCTTCGGCGGCTATTCCAGGATCGATGGCTATGAGCGGGTTGACGGGCGCCCATCGCCGAGTGCCGCGGCCTATACCATCGTCCAGGTTGCGTCGGTCGCCAACCTGCCAGATTTCGGCGCTGATTTCGGCGGCGACTTCCTCATTGCGGCCTACATGCCTGTCTCGGTCGGCTTCCTCGTTCCGCCCGACTTCACCTCCGATTTCACCAGCGACTTCACGATCTTGGCTCAGTCGAACACCCCCACCGTTGGGCAGGTGGTCACCCAGCCCAACACCGGCGCGCAGGGGACGATCGTCGCCGTGGTCATCACGCCGGTGGCCTATCTGGTGCTGACCCTGGTCTCCGGCGTGTTCGATCAGGTCAGCCCGTTGACGCTGCCGGGGCCGATCGGGATCGGCAACGCCGCTGCTTTGACGGTCTCGATCGATGCGCAGACCAAGGCGGTCTACACCGCAGCGGCGGCGGATGGTTACCGCGCGCTGATCCAGCAGGTTCCGGGAGCTGGTCCGGTCCTCGGCGTTGTGTCCATGGCGTTTCTCGGCGTTGATCAGCTCTACGCGTTACGCGCCAACCTTGGCGGGACAGCGGCATTGCTCTACCGGGCCACCGCCGCCGGGTGGATACTGGTGCCGTACTACAACCTCATCTCGTTTACCGCCGGGGGCGCCGCGGTGCCGCTCGACGGCGACACCCTGACCCAGGGCGGCAAAACGGCAACGATCAAGCGGGTGATGTGGCAGTCAGGCGCCTGGGCGGGGTCCGCCATCGGGCAGTTTGTCGTTACCAATCCGGTTGGCGGTAGTTTCACCGCCGGGGCCGCTACCACGACAAGCGGGGCGACGCTGACGCTTTCCGGTGTGCAGGCCCCGATCACAATGGCGCCCGGCGGGCGGTTCGAGTTCGAGAAGTGCAATTTCTCCGGCCAATTGATCACCCGGCGGATTTACGGCTGCGACGGGGTCAATCCCTGTTTCGAGTTCGATGGCGATACGTTGGCGCCCATCTCGACCGGGCTGTCTCCGGACGCGCCATCGCATATTCGCTTCCATAAGAATTTCCTGTTCATCGCGCAGGCCGCCTCGCTGATTTATTGCGCCGCCGGCAACCCGTTCAAATGGTCGGCTTTAGACGGGGGCGGCGAGATCGCGACCGGCGATACGATCACCGGCATGATCACCTTGCCCGGAAGTCAAACCACGGCAACGCTGGGCGTTTACCTCCGCTCCAACGCGGCATTTCTATACGGCACCGACCCGACCACATTTAATTTCGTGACCTTCTCCAGCAGCATCGGCGCGGTTCCTTACTCCGTTCAGAATTTATTCGACACTTTCTTTTTGGACGATCTTGGCGTCGTAACGTTGAAAACGACACTGAATTGGGGGAATTTTCTACCCTCGACATTGACGAAGAATATCCTGCCGTTCATCGCCCGCGAGCGCGGCAATCTGGTTGCATCGTCGGTCTGCCGGTCGAAAAGCCAATATCGCCTATTCTTCGGCGATGGCTATGCGCTGTATTGCACGGTCCTCAATCAGCAATATCTCGGCGCTGCGCCGGTGCTGTTTCCCGATATCCTGACAAGCGTCGATACCACCAAACTGGTCAACGATACCGAGGTGACCTATGCCGGGTCAAAGTCAGGCTATGTCTTCCAGTTGGATATCGGCACATCGTTCGACGGCGCGGCGATTTACGCCTACTTCGTGACCGCCTGGGATGCGGTAAAGTCGCCGCGCATTCTAAAGCGCTTCCGGGCGGCCTCGATTGAGGTGCAGGGCGCTAGCTATGCGCAGATCCAGTACGGCTATCAGCTTGGTTACAACTCCGATCAGATTGCGCAACTACCAGCGACATCCGTAACGTTCAATCTCGGCGCCGTGCAGCACTGGGATTCGTTCGTCTGGGATGCATTCACCTGGGACGGCTCGGGTCTGCTGCCGACTGACATCGACGAGACCGGAACCGCCGAGAACATCCGCGTTACGATTTCATCTGGCACAAATTACATCGGGGCATATACTGTGAATTCGATCCAGCATCACTTTTCGATGCGGCGCGGGATGCGCGTGTGAGCAACCCATTCTATAATCCGACCGGAAATCCGGCGCGGGGATCCGACGGCCTGTCGGCGCTGTTGCGGGCCGAATTCATCGCGATCGGCGCGGGTTTTGACGCGGTCCCGCAGATCACGACAGTCGGCGCGTATGCCACGGTCTTGGTGCAGGTCGGCAACTTCACCTATACGCTGCCGGCGGCGGCCGGGACGCTCGCGACCCTGGCGAATCTCGCGCCGCTGGCGCCGCAACTCAATCCGACGCTGACCGGCCTGCACGAAACCGCCATCGCCATGCCGGCGCTCAACATCGACTGCAACGCGGCGACCATTTTTACCAAGACGATCACCGGGAATTCGACGTTTACGGTTTCAAACGTCCCGGCCTCGGGCACATCGGCGGCGTTCGTCCTCGAACTGACCAACGGCGGCGCTTTCGCGACTACCTGGTGGTCGGGGGTGCAATGGGCATCGGGCCTCGCGCCCGTCTTAACGGCGTCCGGCGTTGACGTGCTCGGGTTCTACACCATCAACGGCGGCTCGACGTGGCGTGGGCTGACGCTCGCGCTGAATGTCCATTGATGAGCGGCTTCGTCACCCAAGGCGTTGCAGGTCAGCTCAGGCGAGCGGCGGGCGGCGCGGTGTCTTATCGGCGAGATCATCCGGTGCCAGCTTTATGCCCGCCGCTACCAGCGCCTGACAGATGACCAGCTTCTGGGTGCATTTCTGTCGTTTGGCGGCGCGCGCGATCGCGTCGGCGCTGTTCCGTCTTATCCGTATGGTGATCGTGGTGGGCATATCTGATGCGTTTGCTGGCATGTCGTCTTTATATCATACCGGGCGCTCCGCGCCACATCAGGCGGTCTGATGTCCGGTAGCCAGACCCCGGGCGTCAACACGCCGACCATCCCACCGCCGATCCCACCGCCCGGGGCTCCTGGCGCTGATCCGACGGCCGCACCCGCCCCGACTGGCCTGATCAACACAGCCCCCGCCACCGCGACCCCGCAACAGGTCGGCGGTGCGACGGTCACGCCCTACACGCCCGCCACGGCGACCGCGTCGAATGCTACGGCTACAGGCTCCACGCCAAACGCTTTCACCGTCTCGCCGGACCAGACCGTCTCCGGCCAGATCTCCAACATCATCGCGTCCGGCTCGCCGCTTATGCAGCAGGCCGAGGCCAATGCGCGGAATCTGATGAACCAGCGGGGGCTGATCAATTCGAGCCAGGGCGTTACCGCCGATCAGTCCGCGCTGTATTCGGCGGCAACCCCGATCGCGACGGCGGACGCCGCGACCTACAACCAGGCGGCCACCAACACCACGACGGCGCAGAATACCGCGCTCGCGGCGCAGGCGGCAGCCACCAACACTGCGGGCTTGCAGAACGCCCAGCTCGCTACCCAGACCAGCCAGTTCAACGCCGGCGCGGGCAACACCGCTCAACAGGCCGCGCAGGCCATCGCCGGGTCGAAAGACCTTGCCTCGGTGAACACCGCTTCGGCGCAGGCCATCGCGAACATTCAAGCCAACACGTCGCTTTCGGTCCAGGACAAGGCGTCAGCGACTTCACAGATCATCGCCAACATCCAGGCCAACACCAGCCTGTCCAATCAGGACAAGCAGGATGCGACCACGCTGGCGGTGCAGACGCAGCAGACCGGTCTGCAAACCTACCTCGGGCAATTGAGCGCCAATACCCAACTGACGGTCCAGGACCGCGCTGCCCAGGCAACCGCGGCACTCGCGGCGGTCAACAACACCAGCGCCCAGGTCATCGCCAACATCAATGCCAACACCAGCCTGACCGTAGCGCAGCAGCAGACCCAATCGGCGCAGGTCATCGCGTCAATGAACAACGCCAACGCGCTCGCCGTGCAAAACCTGCAGAACGCGAGTTCGCTGGCCAATATCCAGGCGAACGGGGCCATCAACACGCAAATCCAGCAGATGACCAACGACAACAAGACGCTGCTGCAAACCTCGGCCAGCGCATCGCAGCTGTACAATCAGGCGCTGACCAACCTGTCCGCGATCATGACGAACCCGAATTTGTCGACGTCGCAGCAGACCACCGCGCTGAACAACGGAGTGAAGCAGCTGCAGGACGGGCTGGCGGCCCTGAACAGCATCGCGTCGAACCAACAGGCCAGCTCCACACTGGTGTTCGGTGATCCAACGGCAGCAGCAGCCACGACTCCCGCGGCGACGACGGCGCCATCCTCAGTTGACACGTCCAACTCGGGGTTCTTTCAGGGGACGACCTCCCCAGGGTCATGAGCGACGTGATGCCGCCGTTTATCGTTCTGGCGCTCCCACGCAGCCGCACCTTTTGGTTGTCGAGGTTCCTGTCGTATGGCGACTGGCACTGTGGCCACGACGAGCTGCAGCACATGCGGTCCCTGGACGATGTGCAGACGTGGTTCACCCAGCCGAACGTCGGCACGGCCGAGACGGCGGCCGCGCCATTCTGGCGGCTGCTCCGACGTTACCAGCCGGACATCCGCATCGTGACGGTGCGTCGAAGCATCGAGGACGTGCTCGCCAGCGTGACCCGCGCCGGCTGCGATCCGACCGCCGTGAGGCGATTGCTTTGGGCCGCTGATCGAAAACTGGATCAGGTCGAGACGCGGATGCAAGGCGTGCTGTCGGTGCGCTTCAAGGACCTGGCGGACGAGGCCACTTGCGCCGAAGTGTTCGAGCACTGCCTGCCCTACGACCATGATCCGGTGTGGTGGGCGGCATGGGATGCGCAACGCGTTTCCGGCAACCTCGCCGCTCAGGTCCGCTACTGCCGCGCTTATCTGCCGCAACTGCAGAAGCTGGCGCGCGCGGCCAAGCACCGGATCCTGACGGACATGGCACCGCGCGTAGAGCCGCCGGAGGGGTTCACCTTCCAGGATGAGCCGTTCGACCGCTGGTATCGCGACGCTGTCCCGCTGTTTCGCGATCACATGGCGCAGACCGGCCAGGGGATCGAGGATTGGGCACGCAAGAACATCCCGCTCGGGCGCCGGCTGGATGATGCCGGGGCGATGCAGATCATCACCGCGAGGTCCCGCAACGGGCTTATGCTCGGCTATCTCATGGCCGTCATCAGCCCGACGCTGGATGATCCGGATGCGCTGATGGCCCAGCATATGCCGGTCTTTGCCTCGCCGGACTGCCCTGGTCTCGGAATGAAACTGCAGCGAGCCTCGATTGAGGCGTTGCGACGCAAGGGCGTGACCGAGGTTGTTGGCCGCGCCGGCACGATCGGCTCCGGACCGCGGCTCGGAATTGTTTATCGGCGGCTTGGTTTCGAGGATGCAGGGCAGTTGTACCGCCTCGATTTAGCGAAGGCAAACTAATGGGACTCATGGTTGGCGTCGGTCTCGCCACCGCTATCAGCGTGACCACCATCCTGGAGACGGTCGCCGTCGTGGGCGCGGTGATGAGCGTTGTGGGCACCGTCACGAAGAACAAGACGCTGTCGACCGTCGGCATGGTGTTGGGCGCGGTCGGTGGCGTGGGCGCCTTGGCGAGCAGTGCACTCGGGGGCTCCGCAGCGCTATTCGGGTCGGTCGATGCTATAGGGAGCGACGCCGCCACCGGTGTCGTTTCCGCCGCCGGGTCCGATGCCGCCTCCGCCGGTGTCGAGGCCGGGACCTGGGATGTTGCGGCGGCTGCCGGCAGTGACGCGGCGAGCAGTGCCGCCGCGCCGGATATCGTTGGGACCTTGTCGAACGGGCTTGGGTCCGCCACCGCAGCCGCTGCCGATCCGGCTGCAAGTATCGCCGGGGCCGTGCCGCCGGCTGGAACACCGCTTTCGGCGGCCGACGCCGGGGATCTGCAATCCCAGTTGGCGCTCAGTCAGAGTGGCGACGCGACGCAAACTGGGGTGGCAACAACGGGTGCGGCCGATGCCGTGGCGCCGGGAACAACGGGTGCGGCGGATGCCGTGGCGCCGGGAACAACGGGCGGTGCAACCACGCCGGGGCTGACCGGTCCTGGGACGACGGCGGCGCCATCGGACGTGATTTCGGAGCCGCCAGCGCCGCCCGCCAATCTTGGCGCTGTCGATCCAGCAACCGGCCAAACGATCACCACGAACGTCGATCCAGCGACGGGCAAGATCGTCAGCCTGCCGGACAGCACCTCCGGCATATCCGGGACGCTCGACAAGCTCGTTGCCTACGCCGGCAAGAATCCCGTCGTCGCTCTGGGCGCCCTCCAGGCCGGGGGATCGCTGCTCTCAGGCCTGACCAGCACCCTGACCCCCGCTCAGGTCACCGCATTGAACGCCCAGGCGGCGGCGAACAACGCGGCGGCCGCGCTGACCAGCCAGCAGACGACGAACCTCGCGATGCCGAAGGCGGTGGCGTCCTCCGCACCGGTGACGGGGGCGCCCGCGACGCTCGTTCCGCCGCCGGCCACAACACCCGGGTTCATCAACCAGGCGCCGAAGCAGCCGGCGGTAACGGGAGCGCCGGCATGAGCGGCATCATCAACGGCCCGACAACCGGCGCGTCAAAGGGCGGTCTCAACAATCCGCTTCTCGCGCAGGCTGAGGAAAAACTCGAAGCCAACATCGTCGATCCGGCCACGCATCAGAATTATATGAAGATCGTCGTGGCGGGATTACATATTGCGCTCGATAAAGGGCCAGGCGGATTCATGGGGAAGCTGCGCAATAGCCGAGACCCTGTTTCCGACTGCGCGACGGGTGCGGTTGCCCTGCTGCTGATCATGCGCAAGGAAAGCAAGGGCGTCATGCCGATGAAGGCAGCCGTCCCGGCGGGCATGACCCTGATGTTCCACGGCCTCGACTTCATCGATCGGGCCAAGATCGCCAAAATCGCTGAGCCCGACCTCGACCGCGCGACGACGATTTTCACGAACACGTTGTTCCATAAACTCGGCATCACGCCGAAAATGCTGCAAACCGCAGCGACGAACGTTCATAAGATCACGCAAGACCCGGGCAAAATGGAGTTAATCAATCGCAAGGCGGGCTTCGTAAAGAGCCCTGATGCGAGCCAGCCGACGCCGTTGCCGGGGCCGAACGGGCTGATGAACGGCGGCGGCGGTGCGGCTTCCGGCCAGCCGCTACCGGATGCGTGACGGGTATCAGCCCCAACCTTTCCAGTGAGCGATCGTGGACGCGATCGCGATCAGGCCGCCGACCAGGCCGACAATTGCCAACCAGGGTGCCAGCAACCGGTCACGTCCCAGCTTCGCTGCCTCGGCCGTTAGCTTGTGCTGTTCAGCGGTGAATTCCAGCGTCTCCTCACGCGCACGGTCGATTCTGGCGATCTGCTCCCGAATGTCGAGGCGATCCCGATAGTCCGCCGGAACGTCGCTCATTCTGCCGCCTCACGTTGTTTCGGGGTTCTAGACCGGGTGAAAGCCAAACGCGCGCAGTATCTCCGGCAGGCGTGCGACCGCGCCGGCGACGATCCCACCCAACACGGTGAGCGGGATGATCCACCAGTCGCGACCGAACTTTTTGGCTTCCGCCATCAACTTGTGCTGTTCAGCCACGAACTTGCGGGTCTCTTCCTGCTGGCGCTCGATCCGGCTTACCAGTTCGTCGAGTTCAAGCCGCGGCCGCCAGTCTGCCGGTACGTCGCTCATTCTGCTGTCTCGCGTTGTTTGGCCGCTTCCAGGCCGAGTTCGATCAACCGGCGGATGGCTTCGGCCCTCGATGGCGAGCGTTGCGCAAAGCGATAATCGTCGATCGTCTTGACCAACGACTTCGGCATAGGCGTGATGATCCGTTCGGAATTGGGCTCGTCCATGGGGCCAATATGGCAGAAAGCGAAACCGGCGTCGACGGCATACATTATGTTGACCCAAGGAGGCCGGACATGAGTTTGATCAACGGCTTCTCCTCACTGGGCTCCGGTCTCAACGCCTTCGCCGACGGCGCGGCCAAAGATGCCGAGGCGCAAACCCGCGCGCCCTTGCTGAACAGTGCGCCTGCCGCCACGGCACTAGAGTCCACACCGCCCTCGTCCAGCCCAGCGCAAGCCGCACAGGCGGCGCTGGCGTCCGTAACGCCCGCCAACGTGCCACCCGACCTCCTACCCATCTACCAAGCCGCAGCAAAGCGCACCGGCATTCCGGTCGACGTTTTGATCGCGCAGGGCAAGCAGGAAAGCGGCTTCAACCCAAGCGCCGTGGGCAGTGCGGGGGAAATCGGGTTGCACCAGATCAAGCCATCGACAGCGGCTAATCCAGGTTACGGCGTGGCCGCAATCGATCCGAAAACCCTTTCCGATCCCGCAACCAACATAAATTTCGCGGCGGATTACATGCGCGCCAAAGCCGGCAACCCGAACTTCAATGACCCAAAATCGGTTGATGCGGCGCTCAAAAGTTTCAACGGCGGCGGTGACCCCAACTACGTTGCCAACGTCCGCAGCCATATGGGAGCGACGTAGTTACGGCCAGTTGCGCCAGACGGCGACAGCTAAACTGACGACCGACAAAGTGATCGCTGCCGCCGATATGATATTCGCGGATCGCAATGTTCGCTTCGTTTCCATCGCGAACCTGAACACCCGACGGGCCTCTTGAATCTCGGCCGTCAGCCCCCGAATGGCCTGGATCATTTCCACGGTAAGCGGGTCTGGCGGCATGTCTGCACCTTGGAGGCGGTTTGTGAACGCAAGACCAGGAGTAACATGACATGGCCTCGCTGATGAACGGTCTCTCCGCGCTCGGCCAAGGCGTCTCCGCGTTTGCTGGAACAGCGGGATTGGAGTTGCAGAAATCGCAGTTGGCGAACCAATCCGCTGTACTCGCCGATCAGCTGGCCACAGTGCGGGAAACGACGTTGCAGGGGCAACAGCAGAACTTCCAGTCTGGGGAAAACACGAAGTCCCAAGCCGCGACCGCTGCCAACACAGCCACCGTGGAAGCCGGCGCGAACACTCGCAATACGGCGAGCATAGCGGGCACCGCTGCCAACACCGCAGCTACGGTGGCTGGCGAGGCGGCACGCAATACGGAGTCCCAGGCGGGTGCGATGGCCCGGACGCAGTTGGAGGTGGAAAAGCCGACCGGCGAGTTGCAGATGGCGCGCGCTTTGGCTGGGCCAGGTGCCACGCAGGAGCAGTTGCAGGAGGCTCTGACCACGGTGTTGTCTGGCCGGGCGAAATACAGCTTCTCGCCAACAACGCAGGTCGATCCGGATGATCCGAACAAGGTGATCTCCGGCGTCAACCGACAGAACACGCGCACCGGCGACGTCGACTTCCTGCCGACCGGCACCAATCCGAACAAGCCGGGGGCTGCGGGCGGCGCACTCGGGAACCGTGCGGAGGTTTATTTCAAGCGTGTCGCGGTCGCGGCGAACGAAGCGGCGGCGGCGGCGCAGAACATCATGGAACTGCCGTCAGGATCAGATAGCGGCTGGTTCGCGGGGCGCGGGCACCCGAACGGCTTGCTGGGCGCGGCGAAGGAATCGCTGGTCAATGCCGTCACCAGCCAGGGGGTGCAGGACTACAACACGATCGTGCCTGGGATTGCCCGTTCGCTTGCCACCATCGAGACCGGCGGTCTCGCGACCAACGGATCGCTGACGGGTTCCATGGACTCGCTGACGTTGAAGGCGGGCGATTCCGAAATCACGAAGATGCGCAAGATGGCGGAACTCCGGCAGATCGTTGAGAAGGGAATGGAGCCTAATCTGGTCGATCCGAAGATCCCGGAGGTCCAAAAGGAGCAGATACGGGGCATTATTACGCAAATACAGACCGCCATCCCGTTCACGCACCACGATATTACTGTGTTGCAGAAGTCCGATAATCCTAACCAGACGATGGCCGATGTGGTGAAGGCCAGGGGCATCGGCGGTTCCTCGCCGGCATCAGCGACGACAGCGCCGGCGGCTGCGGCGATCCCGTCGTGGGTCAAGCCCGGAGACCAGTACAGCCCGTCACGCGGCCAGGCGCGCGGCGCTGATGGCGCCATCTACGGGGCGCCGCAGTAATGCCGCCGCTGGACGCTGCTGCCGCAGAAAAAGACGACTGGATCTCGTTGCCGTCCGCTGCGTCTGCCGCGACGCCGGCTGCGACCGAAACGCCGGCCGCGGGCAAAGACGACTGGATCACTGCCCCCGCGCAGCACTGGGCCGCGCCGGCCGGTGGCGAGTTCGGCGATCTGTCCGCTCAGGCGTCCGCGCACCCAGCACCGCAAGGTCAGGTCGGCGCCGACGTCAACGCGGTCGGTCAGGGGCTTGTCAGCGGCACGGGCAGCCTGATTGCCGGAGCGGGGCGGATTGCCCAGGCCGGGACCGGCCCCTCGGCGTCTCGCGTCCTCGCGGCGCTCGATCTCGTTGACCAGGGTAAGAACCGCGACGCCTATCAGAAACTTTCGGATTCCGA